TAAAGCTTTACGAAGAGTTCTCAAAACATCCTGAATTTGTAAACTACAAATGAGAATATTTTACTCAAATCCTTTTAGTTTAGAGAAAGACATTGGCAAAGCCTACAACGAATACTTGGCCAGCATAAATGCAAATGACGAGGATTGGATTGTTTTACAAGACGGTGATATTTTGTATCTGACTCCTGACTGGGGCAAAAGAATACACGATGCTTTGTCTTTAGATGGAGACAAATTTGGCTTGGTTGGATGTTATACCAATCGGCTAAGGTCAAAGCACCAATTGCACGGTAAAGCCTTTAGTAACGATTTAAACATTAGAAATCATTACAACATCGCCATGTCATACGGGGGGGGGGGGGTACAAGAAATCCAAGAGTACATTGCTGGATTCTTTATGGCATTTCAGTACAAGACCTGGAAGAAAATTAAGTTTACCGAAAATAGCCTGGCTTTTGATTCTTTGTTTTCGATGAGAGTTAAAGAGATTGGCTTAAAGATTGGTTTAATCCGCTCTCTTTACGTTTTCCATAGTTATCGACCTTGGACTGATTTTGAGCCTTGGAATGAGAAAAAACATTTAATGAAATAAATAGTATCTTTATGATAAAATTATTAATTGACCTGGCACCCTTTCAGAAAGGCGAAATATTGACCGTAGGCAAGACCTACGACACCTATTTGGTCGACAAAGGCTTGGCGGTTTGGATTAAAGTGGACAAACAAGACTATAAGAAAAAATGAGCGTAGTAAGACCCCTCGACATTAGATACAGTACCCAAGTAGCAACGGAGCCAATTACTTTGGCAGAAGCTAAGGCTTGGATGCAAATTGATTTCTCAGACTGGGATACCTTGATTACTAACGAACTAATCCCAGCGGCTAGAATTGAAAGTGAAAAGGCAAGTGGAATGCTTTATGTGGAAAGAAATGTGGTTATCACGAATAATAAAACTGGCCAAAGAATTTACCCAATTGGCCCTTGGGTGGCGGATGTAACAACCGACGAAACAGAGGTAGCCAATTACACTTATACGGCTGGATTTAATAACTCCAATCCTTTGCCTCAAGATTTGCACGTTGCAATGCTTAAAAGAATTGCAACGGATTTTGCGTATCGTCAGAATTTATTAAATGACCAAGAATATTATGCCCAAAAGGCTAGTATTTCAACCGAGTTAAAATATAGAGCGGACTTATTCGTATGATAAACTTTGGAAAATACGACCAAAAAGTTGAGTTTGTTTCCTTTCAAACTATAAGCGACGGAGCTGGAGGCACAACTGTTACTCCAGGTACTTTCTTGTCTACGTTTGCATCGGTTAAACAGACTAGAGCCAATAACGCTTTAGAGGCTGGAGAAATGGTATTACCAAATACCTTTCAAATTGCAATTCAATACCGAGTTTCCTTTGTGCCAAGCGAAAACTATCAGGTTTTTTATCGAAGCAAATATTACAAAATTACTGGCGTTCAATTGAATGACGAGCGCCAACACAAAGAGTACATTATAAACATGGTCGGAGTGTAATGGCGGTTACTGTAAAAGGCTTGGACAAAGCTCTAATTGATTTAAATAAAAAAAGCGATGCAGTTGTTGAAGCGGTTAAAGACGCTTTGGCAAGTGCCGCAACGGATATTGAAATAGAGGCTATAAGAAACGCTCCAAGTAGTTGGAATGGTTTACCATTAAACATTAAGCAAAGGATTGATAAAGTAGTTGAAAACAATGGATTAGCTTGGAGAGTTGGCGTGCAGTCAGGCGACCCAGTATTTGAGATTGAAGCTTGGTTGGAATTTGGAACTGGATTAAGTGCAAGGGAAATTTTAAGTCGTGCAGAATACACGCAAGAAGTCCGAGATATTGCAAGAAGGTTTTACAGAAATGGACAAGGCCGTATTATTGGCCGTCCCTATTTAATGCCATCCTTTTTCAAGAATACCGCTAACTTGGTGCAAGAAATCGAAAACGAAATTAAAAAAGATATTAAATGAGAGAAATCGCTACGGACATAAGAAAGGCAATTATTGCCGCAATCTCACCTTTAACGCTTAGCGGTGTGACTTTGCCAGTTTACGACACGGAGTTGCCTCCTGGTATTAATCCAGCTATCTACCAAGGCTCACAAGCTTACGTCCTCATTACAGACCAAAACGAAGCCGAGACAACAAGCAACGATTGCTCGATTAGACAAAACGCAACATTTCAAATTAATATCGTTACCAAGTTCGCACAAGGCAACGGAGGTAAAAAGCTTTCGGAAAATATTTCCAATGCTATTCAATTAAAAATGACTCTGGATTATTTGACATTGCCAGCCGATTTGCAAGCTATAAACATTAGAAAGAACTTTAGCAGAACTCAAATTGAGCAAGGGAGTAGCCAAATCGCTTACCAAAAAATCTTGTCTTATACCTTGGATATTTTCCAAGTATCTTGATAAATAAAAATTTATGTATATTTGTTAAAACGAATAAGCAATGGCAACATATCAATTAGGCAATTTCTTTACTTTCGAGTGGAACTCTCTTCCAGTCGTTTGTAAAACCTCCGCTTCTGTTTCAATTTCCAACGAGTCTGTAATTGTAAGAAACGATTGCACAGGCGATTACGGAGTTAGACTTGAAGGCGGCGACAAGTCAGGTTCTTTCTCTTTCTCAGGAGACCTAGATTTTGCATCTACTGGAGCATCCAACCTATCAGCTTTTGACTTGATGGAAGACATCGGAAAAGTGTTTGAATTGGTTTTTGGAGGTACTGACTCAGGAGACAAAATTATTACAGTTGACGCTCAGTTAAACTCTCTTGAAATTACCGCAGAAAGAAACTCTCAAGTATCTTTCTCAGGAACTTTCGACTTTGCTGGCGCTCCAGTAATTAGCGTTATACCAACCTAATAAACATATATGGCTAAATACCATTCTACTCCTTTTAAAGAAGGGGAGATTTTCTTTTACCCAAATCTTGGGGCATTGGCTAATTTCGAGGACTTTACTGGAAAAAGTTTAGGTGAAGTTTTTCAAAATGGGAAAATGCCAAAGCTAGATTTAATTTACGCTTTGCTTATTGAATGCCATAAAGTTGCTTGCATTCGTAAATCGGCAAATCCAATTAGCTTAGATGAGTTAAAAACTTGGGTTGAGGGTAAAGAGGTAATTAATTTATTTAACGACGTTTTGGCCGACTTGCTTTTGGAGTTGGGGATTGGTGAAAATACCGAACAAAAAAAAACGTAAATGAAGACGAAAGCGAGAATTATAATGCTCGCGAAAATTTATTGCTGCTCGTAGGTCGGACAAAAATCCCTTATGAGCAGCTTTTTCATTTAAGCCGTAAAGAGTTAAAGGTTTTAATAAAAGGCCACGAGATAGACCAAAAAGACATGGTAGAGGCAATGCGTAAACAGGCTATAATTTTATTGCAACCTCATTTAAAGAAGGGAGTAAATTTAGACCCAACAAAAATTTGGCCTTTGTCCTGGGATAATAATCCAAAGCCTTTAGAGTCAACGCCTGAAGACTTTGCTAAAGCAAAGAAATTGTTAGAAATTGCAAGTAAACTAGAAAGAAATGGCAAATCCAAGAATAGAGGTTGAGATAGGCGCTAAAATTAGCGAGTTTGATAAAAAGTTTAATGAAGTAAATTCTAAACTTGACCAGTCAGGAAAAGAATTTAGCAAATTTGAAAAAATCTCCTCAACTGCATTAACATCTTTGGGAGCTGCTTTTTCTGTGGGAGCGGTTTTAAGTTTTGGAAAGGCGATAATTGATACGACCGCACAATTCCAAAAAATGGAAGCGGTTTTAACCAATACTTTAGGTAGTAGCTCAGCGGCCCAGGTTGCAATGAATCAAATTGTAGAATTTGCTTCAAAAACTCCTTTCCAGGTTGACGAATTAACCAACGCTTTTGTAAAATTAGCCAACCGAGGATTTACGCCAACAGTTAAAGAAATGACGGCTTTAGGTGACTTGGCATCCTCAACTGGAAAATCTTTTGACCAATTAGCCGAAGCAACTTTGGACGCAATGACTGGAGAGTTTGAGCGTTTAAAAGAATTTGGCGTTAGGGCCAAAGCCGAAGGAGATAACGTCGCGTTTACTTTTAAAGGTGTAACTACTGAAGTAGAAAAAACAGACGTAGCTATACAAGAGTATTTAATTAGCCTTGGAGAGGCTGAAGGAGTTACAGGCTCAATGGCTGCAATTTCTGAGACCGTAGGCGGTAAAATATCCAATTTAGGAGACAACTTTACTCAATTACAATTAGCAATTGGTAACTCTTCGAGTGGGTTGGTTTCAGGTGTTTTAGATTTGGCCAATAGTTTAACCAGCAAATTAGTAACCTCATTAACCGCAGTAAATACAGTTGCTCAGTATACTGGAGAAAATGGCTTTGTAACTTTTGGCAAGCAATTACTTTCTCTTTTAAATCCAATTTATGCCAATAAATTAGAAGGCCAGGCAATATTAATTAAGGGAATTCAGAAAGCCTCGGTTGAAGCTGCGGCTGGAGTTGAACAATTTAACGAAGTAAGCGACGAAACAAAGGCAGAGGAAAGAGCTAAAGCGTTTGAAGAGTATTCCAAAGGATGGGACAAGCTTAATAAAGTAATTTTGGCTGGAAATCCTGAAATGAATACCGCCAATTTTCTACTAGAAAGGCAAACTAAACTCGCAAAAGAATTAGATGCCAAATTTATTTCATTGGCCGAATCACTTGCAAAGCCAATGCCGATTGGATTAGATTTAGATAAATTAGCGGAAAGTATAGTTATAGAGCCTGAAGTTGCAGATATTGACGACTCTAAAAAAACTAAGTTTATAACCTCTTTACAGCAGTTTAACGCTGAAGCTTCGGCTATTATAACAAATGGAGCGGTTAATGGATTAGGAGATATTGGCTTTGCGATTGGTGAGGCTTTAGCTACTGGAGGCGATGTTGTAAAGGCAGCTGGTAAGGCTCTTTTAGGTGGAGTTGCTACAATTGCCGAGGGATTGGGACAAGCGGCTATTAAAGTAGGTGTCGGAATGATTGCAATTAAATTAGCATTTAAAAATCCAGCCACGGCGATTGCTGCTGGTGTTGCTTTGATTGCATTGGCTGGATATATTAGAGCTAAGATTGGCGGAGGCGGAGGCGGAGG